GCGAGGCCGTTGTGGAAGACACAACAAACGCCGTAGCCGTTGCGCCTGAGGTTGAAGCCCCTGCGGTGGAAGCTTCGCGCCCAACAGTTACAGCACCAATTTATGCCAAGCCACGTTTAGAGTTCACTAAGGCTAAATACCTAGAGAACACCCTACGTGCAAAGTTCCTTGGCGATGACGAAGCAGCAATGTATGTCCGCGCTGCCGATAACGAAACAACAACAGCACCGGGAATGATCCCCACCAGACAGCTCACAGAACTCATAAACCCGTTGTCAAATGCAGATCGCCCAATGATTGACTCAATCAGCCGCGGAACTTTGCCTGACGCTGGTCTTGTATTCCAGATTCCTAAAGTAACTGCTGTCCCAACAGTAGATCAGATTGATGAGAATCAAGCAGTTGCTGATTCACAACTAACTGCATCTTTTATCAACGTTGATGTCAAGCCATTCAAAGGCCGCGCTATCACAACTGTTGAGCTAATTGATCGTTCAAGCCCAGCATTCTTTGATGAGCTAGTCCGTCAGATGGAGTTTGCATACGCAAAGGAAACTGATTACTACGTAACATCCGAAGTTGCAAACGATGGTGTTTTAAACGCAACTGCAACAAGTGAGGACAAGACAGGTCTTTTGACTTACATCGCAAACGCAGCAGGCGCAATCTACAAGGGAACACTTGGCTTTGCTCGCAACATTGTAGTTTCACCAGAACAATGGGCAAAGATTATGTCCTATGAAGATGGTGGCAGACCAATCTACATCGCATCAAATCCACAGAACAATGGTGGCGTTCTTTCACCAGATTCTGTTTCAGGAACTGTTGCAGGATTAACCTTGCGTGTAAACCGCCAAATTAGCGGAACTGGCGCAACAGGTCTAGGCGATTACTCAATGGTAGTTGTCAATCCAGATTCATATCAATGGTTTGAATCACCACGCTTTCAGCTTCGCACAAACGTAAACAGCGATGGAACAATTGACTTGCTGTATTACGGATATGGTGCATTAGCTACCAAGGTTGGCGCTGGTGCAAACTGGTTCAACAAGTCCTGATCTAACTAACTAGATCGTAGAGTTACCCCGGCGCACAGCCCTTGCGCCGGGGCTAACATTAGAAAGGAAAGACAATGCCTGCAACATACGTAACTGAAGCTGAACTGCGTAGCGCACTTGGCATTGGTGCTTTATACAGCTCAGCAGTAGTGGAAGAATGCTGTCAAGCTGCTGAAAACATTGTAAAAGACAAACTGTGGTTCAACGACCAATCAGTTACCGCTTTAAAAGGATTTGGCACTTATGGCAAGATTTACTTGCCTAGCACAGCAGACCAATTTTATGTTGGTCAAACAATAACAGTAGAAAATGTGCGCCAGCATTTCAATGGCAATAGAACATTAACTGCTGTCAATGGTCATTCATTAACTTTTAATTTAGGGCAACCTGTAACAGAGCCTTACCATCAAGTAGTTCCTTATGGTCGGGTTTATGCATCCACTAACATTGATTACGAAACGCTTCCTGAAGTCAATTTGGCATCACTTATGATTGCTGTTGACATTTGGCAGGCTCGCCAAGCTTCCAACGCTGGCGGCATCTCACCAGACTTTCAACCTTCGCCGTATCGCATGGGCAATACATTAATGGCACGTGTTCGCGGTTTACTTGCGGATCACTTAGCACCGGGCGGTCAAGTAGGATAATGTCAGCAATCTCTACCCTACGAGGAACAATCGCGGCTGCGCTAACTGATAATACGGCGTGGCAGGTGTTTTCCTTCCCACCTGCCACACCGCTTGCTAATAGCATTGTGGTGCAACCTGATGACCCATATATTGAGCCAAGCAACGACCATTACAAAACAGTTAAGCCTAAAGTCAATTTCAAGCTAGTAGTGCTGACCCCTATGTTTGACAACCAAGGCAACTTAATTAACATTGAAGATTATTACCTAAATATAGTAAACAAGCTGGAAGCATCATCAATTGCATACTCAATTGGCACTTTCAGCGCCCCGGCGGTCTTAACCGGAACAGCAGGCGATCTGCTATCCGGTGAAGTATCAATCAGCGTTCTATCCGATTGGAGCTAAAACATGGCTGATGTAGACAAAGAACGCGAGGCTTTCCTTGCCAAAATTGGCCAAGTAGAGCTAAGCGAAAAAGCACCAAAACCAACAACTAAGAAAGATGAGGAATAGTCAATGGCTGTTTTTCTTAATAACAAAGTTGGTCTAAAGATTAACGCTGTTGATCTGAGCGACCACGTAACAAGCGTTACACTTAATCAGGCAGCAGATGAGCTTGAAGTTACCGCTATGGGCGATACAGCTCACAAGTTTGTAAAAGGCTTGGAATCTGGAACGCTAACTGTTTCATTCTTAAATGACACAGCAGCAGCAAACGTAATGGCAACCCTTCGCGCAGCATTTGGAACAACTGTGGCAGTAAAGATGCTTCAGGAAAAACTAACTGCTGTCGGTGCAACCAATCCGCTTTACACCTTTGATATTTTGGTCAATAATCTGACCCCAATCAATGGTGGCGTTGGCGATATTGGAACACAAGACATCACCTTTACGCTAAACTCTGTTGTAACGATAGCCGACACCGGCACGTTCTAATTTAACAAAGGGGCAAAAATGGCAAGTCTTAAAGTTGTAAGGGCAGATGGCACGGAAAGTATCCACGAGATAACACCTGCTGTTGAATATGCTTTTGAGCAATATGCTAAGAAAGGCTTTTACAAGGCTTTCAGAGAAGATCAAAAGCAAAGCGATATTTATTGGCTTGCTTGGGAGTGTCTGCGTAGAGCAGATGCGCCAGACGTATTTCCATTTGGGGATAAGTTCCTAAGCACTTTGAAGGCTGTTGAAGTTCTTGGTGATGATTCCCCAAATGGCTAACGCGTGATTCCTATACTTACAGAATAGCCCAGCTATCTGTTCATACAGGAATTGCGCCTAGTGAGTTTATCAATATGGATAGAGGTATGTTGAACGCTATCCAAGAAGTTTTAAGGAAACAAGCGGAAGATAGGAAAAATGCCAGTAGAGGTCGCAGGGGTCGTAGAGGCTAGAAAGATACTGCGTAAACTAGCCCCACAAACCTTAAAGGCATACGATAAAGAAATTGCTGCGCCCTTAAAAGAAATAACGACAGCAGCTCGTAGCAACGTGCCTGGCACAATTGGCAATCTAAGAAACTTTGATTATCCAGGTTACGAACGCAAAAGCCGAACAGGGCGTGAACGCGCTTTTCCTAGTTTTGAGCCAAACGTTGTTAGACGTGGCTTGACGTATTCTTTAGCAAAAGGCAAAGCCAACAGATCAGGGTGGGCATCATTAGTATCTTTGCTTAACAAATCGGCGGCTGGTGCAATTATTGAAACTGCTGGCAGACAAAACCGATACGGAAGCCCGGATGCAAAGTCTAATAATCCAAGTGCAGGCAGAAACTTTATTGATAATATCAATACCGAAATAGGCCAACTAAAGCAAACCGGGCGCACAGCAAAGACACAAGGCCGTTTATTGGGAGCAAGTTTAGTAGAAAATCAAGGCAAAGCGCAGGCAACAATTTTGAAAGTTTTAGATCAAGTAGCTGCTTCAGCTAATGCAGAAATAGCGAGGTTGTAAGAATGGCTATTCGTTTTCCCATAGTAACTACTTTTGATGATAAAGCAGTTGGCAAAGCCGACAAAGCATTCAGCGCATTAGGCAAGAAGTTTGCTGCCATTTTTTCAGTTGGCGCAGTTATTAAGTTTGGCAAAGATTCAGTTAAAGCATTTCAAGATGCAGAGAAAGAAGCAAACCTTCTTAGAACACAATTAGAATCCATTAACCTTGGCTTTGCTTCTCCATTTGTCAATCAATATATAGACAACCTAGCGTTGCTCAGCGGTGTGTCAGGTGGTGTCTTGACAGATGCTTTTAATTCTTTATCACAAGCAACTGAAGATGTAACTACTGCTCAAAAATTATTAAACACAGCATTAGATATATCAGCAGGCACATCTAAGGATTTAAGAACTGTAACAAGTGCTTTGCAACGTGCCTACCTTGGCGAAACAACGGCGCTTGCTAAATTAAGAATTGGCTACACAACAGCAGACCTAAAAGCGCGTGATTTTGATGAAGTGCTTGCAGAGCTGCAAAATAAGTTTCAAGGATCGTCAGCCAAGGCCGCCGATACTTTAGCCGGCAAAATGGCTAGGCTTACAGAATCGGTTGAGCAAGCAAAAGAAGCTTTTGGTGAAGGTTTAGTAAAAGGTTTACAAGACAGCCAAGTTGAAATTGAGCAATTGCAAGAAGATGTAATTGGATTAGGCGATGCCCTGGGATATGCAGCAGGCCAAGCAACAGGATTCTTTGCAAAAGCATTTCAAGATATTGTAAAAGACTTTGAAGAAAGCGATGGCGCATTTCAACAGTTTGTTCGTAGTTTGGTTAAATCAACTGCTGAAGTTACACGCCTAGAGGAAGAAAGAGGCCGGGCTGGTCTACGCGCTCGCAATCGTATTCTTAAAGCTGAGCAAAGCATAACAAAGACTAAAAAAGAGCAAGACAAATTAGCAGACAAAGAAAAGAAAAACGCACTTGCCATAGCCAAGGCCAAGGCTGTATTTGACATAGAGAAGATACAGATTGAAGCTGCTTTGCAGGGCAAGATTACTGAAGAAGAACGCACACGCTTAATGCTAATGAAAGCTATATTGGCTGAGGATGGCGCAACTGCAACAGCCCTTGCAGAGAAGTTAAAAGAGATACAAAAGCAAACAACTGATCTTGCTACATCATTGACTAATCTAAAAGCCGGTAATCCATTTTCCGAATGGGATGGATATTTTGCTGCTGCAAAAAAGAACATAACGGATTTATTTAATACTTTGGCGCAACAACAATCTTTGCTTAATGAGTTAATGTCTAGCATAGCCGTTAGCAGAGCAAGTGCTAATGCCAACGTTTTAGCAGCTAAGACAGATAAAGCATCAACATTTAAGGAAGCTGCCGAGGCTTCAAGCGTATTCGCTGAACTATCTTCAGCAGATGCAATTAATGCCGTTGCACAGGCAGCAGCAGCCGTAGCATCAGCAACCACACCTGAAGAAAAGGCAGCAGCGCAAGAAGCAGTAGATGCCGCCAATGCTTACGTAGATGCTACAAGCCTACTAACAGAAAGCCTTGCAGCAGCAGATTTGGCAGCAGCATTAGCAAGCCTTGAATTAGCCAATGAGTATCTAAATCAATCTATTGAAGCTGCAACAAGCCAAGGGATAATTCCTGAAACGACAATCAACGTAACTGTTGAAGGCAACGTAACATCTGCTGAGGATTTGGCTGAGGTCATCACGGACATTCAATACAACTATCAGAGAACAGGCAAGAACTTATTGTTAAGCAGTAGGGCGATTTAATGCCAGCACCTACGTTGCGTGTCTTTGTTGACTTTGATAGTGATACCGCTTTTGAAATTAACCCACTAATTCTAGATAGCGCAACTGAGGGCATACTAGGCACAAACACGCTTGGCTCAGGCACGTTGCCAATTGAGATAACAGACTTAGTAACTAGAGTTTCTATCAGGCGTGGGCGCAATCGTTTAACATCTCAATTTGAAGCTGGCACAGCCAATGTAACGCTTTATGATCAAACGGGTGATTGGAATCCAACTAACCCAGCCAGTATCTATTATCCAAATCTTGTTCCGCTAAGACAAATTATTATCTATGCTACCTACAACAGCCAAGATTACTTTTTGTTTTCAGGATTCATTAACACTTACGACACAGGATTTAGACAAGGCAACGATGAACTAAGCACAGTTACCCTGCGCTGCGTAGATGGCTTTAAGTTGCTGGCAGGTTCAGGCATAACAACTGTTACGGGCTCAGGGGTGCAAACTTCAGGGGCTAGAGTAAATGCCATCCTAGATGAGATTGAATGGCCTTTAAGCTTGCGTAACGTAGACACAGGCGATTCAACCCTTCAGGCAGACCCAGGCACAGACAGGGATGCCCTTCAGGCGCTCTTTAACGTGGAACAGAGCGAGTTTGGCGGCATCTTCCTAGATGCCAATGGCAAGGTTGATTTTGTAAGCCGTAATGCCCTTATAGCCACGCCAGCGTTCCCGGTCTATGAGTTTAGCGATCAAGGCACGGACATTTCATACACCAATGCCGTAGTTGCCTTTGATGATACAAACTTGATAAATGATGTAACCATTACACGCTTAGGTGGCACAGCTCAGAATGCCTTTGACCAAGATTCAATTGATAAGTTCTTCCTGCATTCAGGCACACGCTCAGGCATATTGGTGCAGACCGATGCTGAGGCGCTAGACCAGGCCGAGGGCATTCTTTCCACACGCAAAGACCCTGAGATACGCATAGATAGCATTCAGCTTAACCTTTATGATGATGCCAACCCCAATAAGCCATTGGCAGGGGTAGACATAGAATTGCTTGATGGAGTAACAGTTACTAAGACCACGCCAGGCTCTACAAGCGTTGTGCAATCAAGCCTAGTGAACGCTATCCATCACGACATTACCAAGTCATCCTGGATGACTACCCTATACACAACCGAACCACTATTAGCAGGCTTTGTCCTAGATTCCGATGTATCGGGTATACTAGGTGAAGACGTGCTGAGCTACTAAGGAGAACAAATGGCAGGCGCAGGATATAAGCTCTTTAACACAGGCGAT